AACCCAACGGCGTTCGCTGCGGAAGATACCATGAAGCCTGCGCCGAAGGCCGAAGGAAAGCAACACAAAAGCGGCGGCGAATCGCCGCCTGCAAAAAAAGAAATACCAAAACTAATCTAACAAACGAAAGGTGATGCAACAATGGCAAGAATTGAATCTCTGGCGATTTTGCTGGAGGCTACCGGCAAAGACTATCTCGCAGAACTCTACGGCAAGGTGATCGAAAACGTAGAGAAGGGCGCGATCAGCGGGATCTTGAAGAATACGGACCTCAGTGGAAACCCGGTCAGCGGAACCGTCGAGGCGAAGAGGATCGCTTTTGACGAGGAAAAGCCGTATGGAACGGCGCGCGCGGCTGGCGCGGGTGAGCTGACCGTCGCTAGGCCCGTCACGGTCGCAATCGACCAGGACAAAGAGCTTGTGGCAGAGCTCGAGGAAAAGGACACAACGCTTTACGGAGTCGAAGGGCTCATTGAGCGCCGGTCCGTAGGGCAGCAGAGGTCTATGGTGCGTTCGCTTGACCGAGCTTTCTTCGCTAGAGCTGCGACGGACGCGACAGCGATCACGGGGACTGCAACGGATGCTCAGGGAATGTTCGAGGAGGAAGTGCTGGCAGTCGAGACGGTGCAGAACGACTTCGTAAACGGCGTGCCGCGCAACATGATCCATGTCGTCAAGACGCCGACGGAGTACTCTAAGCTGCGCCAATGGATCAACACAGATACGAACAACGCCAATATACTAACGGACGCAGAGGAGTTCGGCGTCCTCAATGGGGCGCACGTGTACAGCTCCGTCAACATGCCCGCCGGCGTTGGAACGATCGCGATGTGCATCGGAAGCGTTGCCCAGCCTGTCCTTCCGAAATCCTACGGGGCCGAGAAGATTCCGCTTTCCAACGCCTACGCCCTTGAGCTGTTCTACAGCTACGGCATCAAGAGCGTGATGCCGGACCTTATCTTTAAGCGCGATCTGGACTCAGGCGGCGGCGACACGGGCGGAGGCGGTTAAGTCAAAAAAGCGTGGAGGCATAGCTGCTGTTTCCGCGCGCTGAAATGAGGTGCAACATGATATATGCTACAGTAGCGTTCTACAGGAAACAGTACCTGCGCGGAACAGAGCCAAGGCTACCGCTTGATGCACTTCCTTTCTGGATTGACAGGGCCGCAGAGCAGATTAACGAATACACATTCAATAGGATCGACAAATCTTCTCTGCGGTTGCACGGAGATGCAATTGGAAAATGTGCTTGTGCATTGGCCGAGCATCTCTACCTAAACGAGGGAAGCGAAAACAAGGCTTCCGAGAGCGTAAAGGGTAGGTCCGTCACATATAAGCAGGGCACCCCATACGAGATATGTCAGCGTCATTTGGGTATGACGGGACTTATGTACAGGGGGGCTCGACATGCTTCCTAGAGACGCAGCGAAGAAGATGATAACGATCTACAACTATCTTCCGGAGTCCAAGACCTTTCACCGCGCCGTGCTGCACGACTGCTCATGGGCGCTCGACAAGAGTTCGTCCATGGATAAATACGGGACCGCCGTACCTGACAACATACGCATTGAAATCCCGTACGACTACAAATACTTCTCAACTCAGTGCGGAGATGTGTTTACGGGGCGTGGATGGACTGTACAGCTTGGGCCAGAACTGCAAGGATCGTATATTGTTAAAGGAGAGTGTCGGTTCATTTTTCCGCACACTGCTGACGAGCAAAGCATGGAGGACTACATCAGAACTGTTGTAATTCCATTCGAGGAAAAGCGCAATCCGTATCGCCCAAAGCAGATCGAGGAGCATATGATCGGCTCACGAAATCTATGGAGCATTGAGGTGACAGTCTGATGGGTATGGTGTTTGACGCAAACATGGGCCTGGCTGACATCCTGAAAAAGGGCAACGCGATGCTGCGCCCTGGCGGTCCACTTCAGGCGTTCGTAGATATCACGGCGCTAAACGGCGTGACAAAGTATGTGCCTGCACGAAATAGGACGCTAGCGAAGAGCGCTACGCTTCACAGCCGCATAGGCAGCGGGTTGCTTATGTGGAAGGGTCCGCAAGCAAGGCTGCTGTATCGCGGTCTTATTATGGTGGATCCACTGTATAAAAAGGGCGGCTTCACGAACGGAGAGAGATTTTGGTCAAGGTCTGGCGTAAGGAAAGTTCTGACGGACCGCGAATTCGAGTTTGACCGATCACGACACCCGCTGGCTGGAGCACGCTGGTGCGAATGGTACAAGGCCGATCACCTGACAGAACTATCCAGAATGGTGCAGGAGAAAGCTGGGGCGCTATGGAACAAGTAGAATTTCAGGCAAGGGAAGTCATGCAGCCGCTTATTGACTTTGTCGCAACGTGCCCGTTACTGAAGAAGTTTAATATCGACTTGTCGAACATCGGGGTGCAAAAGCAACTTTCGTCAAAGCCAGAAGGAGGCGCTATTGATTATGATGGCAGTGCCCTCGTTCACGACAGCGTTGACGCTTCTGGTAACAGGCGATGTACGCGGCAGGCTAATTTCGAGTTACTATTACTTCGCCGTGCGAATCATGCTGTACAACGTAAGGAGATTCTTGACTTCCTGTTCAACTTCGAGCAATGGGTCGAATTTTCTCAGTTCTACGGCCTATGCCCTAAGCTATCGCTTGACAAGCAGGACCAAGTATACGAAACCATGTCAGCCGACAACGGCGCGTATATCCGCGAGTGGAGCGACGGCACCGAGGCAAACCTATACATCGTGCAACTGCACATCATCTATTTCAATTCATACCAAAATGAGGAGGATAACTAGATATGCCAAAACAATATGAGATCATCGGCAAAAAGATTGAGGATATGCCGCAGAGCGTGTCCTACGAGTCCACAAACGGACGGGATGTCACCGGAGAGCCGTTTTCGACCGTAACAAAAGGTGATTCTTCCGTTTCCGTTGATCCGATCGTCATTAATAAAAACAGCGGGTTCGCAAAAGCCGTCAACAAGATAATCCTGTTTGACCTTGAGCTTTCAGATGTTGAGTTCTGGTTCGTTGTGGAACATCGGTATTTGCGGGTCGGGACGGACTACGCGACCGGAAAGTCATTTGCGTATCGGCAAAAAGGAAGCTGGGTCCCCGGTGACTATGCAAAGGGCAATCAATCACTGGATCTGGCCGGAACAATCCAATGGACCGGGACAAAGGAGTACGGCACATTTGACAAGAGCTTGACGAAAGATAACTTCGTTGCCAGCTCCTCAATCCCAGATGATTCTGCGATGTTTTATAAGGACGGCGACGCGAGCCGATCCGAATTCCGCCTGTACTACGAGACCGATGTTACGGCGTAGCGTATAAAATAGCCGACAAGGCGCTCTGGTCTTGTCGGCTTCTACTTTTTATCTCAAAAATTACTCTTAAAAGGAGATCAATATGAACGCGAGATTTGTTCCTGAGGCGCCTCCACAGAAAACGATCGTCTTATTCGATTCAGGTTTGAGGGAGTACCAGATCAACGGCGTTGATGTGCGCGTGAACATGAACGACAAAGGTGTCATTCGCCGTCTTACAAGTCTTCCCGATGATGTCGGCGATATGCTAGACAGCTACGAAACGAAAGGCAAGCAGTTCGACGGAAAGATTGACATCAACAAGGTTCCAATGAAGTCGGGCGAGGAAGGGCCGACCGGTGTTGACTTCGGCGCTCTTTCTGACGAGGAGTTTGACGCGATCAGCGAACGGACTGACTTTATCATCGAGGTGGATCACGCCGTTGATGTACGCATCAAAACCTGTCTGGCGGAGGCGTTCGGTATAACATATGATGCCGTCAACGCCATTTTCCAGGGCGTGAGCGCACTGGCTCTGGACTCCAAAGGGAATTATATTCTCACAAACTTCATGAAGGCGATTTTTCCGCTGATAGAAGAAGCAAATAAGATCGAAGCGAAAGAGGTGGACGATCTTGTCGGAGATAAATTCGCTCGGCGCGCGAGAAACCGCCGCACACAAGAGGATGTTCCGTCCTGACGAGCTGCCGACCACCGTGACGCTTGACGGCCGCCTGCTATACCTCAATACTGATTGGCGAGACATAAAACACTGTATAAAAATCTTGTCTGACGATAAGCTTTCGGACGCGGTAAAAGCAAACGCGTGTCTGCAAATCTTTGTTGATAACTATATGGACATAGCGGACGGCCAGAACGCCATTGAGGCGCTATACAACTTTATCGATTGTGGTGAGCCACCAGCAAACTCAAAAGGTATGCCGAAGGAAATGGACTGGGACATAGATTTTTCGGCCATTATCTCGGACATGAATAAGGTAGCCGGAAGAGAAATAAGGCGCGAGCCGTATGTGCATTGGTTTGAGTTTGTGGCATGGTACCACGCGATAGGCGAGGGTAACCTAACTTATCGGGTTAATATTCGGCGTAAGTTACAGAAACGAGATAAGCTTACACCGGATGAATCTGATTGGGTTCGCAGGAACCCGGAAAAGGCATTTTTACGCGATCATATTGACGACGATGAAGATGACGATGATTAGGTAAAGGAGGCGAGTTTGTGACCGACGCAACGATTACGTTTAATACGTCTGTAGACCCGCGCGGGTTTGAATCTGGCGTAAATAGCATTGATGGAAAAACAAAAGGACTGAAGGAGGCCATAGCTCGCCTCGGTATGACTATTGACGACGCATTTAAGGCAAAAAATGCGGACGAGGTTACTGCGGCCATAATAAAGCAGCAAGGCGTCGTTGACGCGCTTCAGCAAAAGTTGAATGACGTTGCTACGATTGAGGACAGACTCCCCATACTTGAACAGATGCAAAGAGACTTAGTGATGGCTGAGAAAAACGCAGCCGTGCTTGAAGATGGTCTTGAAAAGGCTAGGGAGAAACTGAAGAGCGCAACAGAAACAAGAGATACGGTAGAAAGGCTAACTTCTGAGTTAGATAAAGCCAATGTATCCCTTGTTGAAATGCAAACAAATCTTAACAACGCAAGAGAAGCAATCCCAGAATTAAAAGTGTATGAGGATACGCAAAATTCCTTATCTTCGGCAAAAAAAGAGACCGAGGGACTTGCGGATAGTGTAAAGTATTACGCGGAACAATTAAGGAGTGCTGAAATTTATTTTAGCGATTCACCTGAAATAATGGGTGAAGCACAGTCCGCTTATGCCGAATCATTAAGACTACATGCCGAAAATCTAGAAAACATAGCCGCGCTGGAGCAGAAACTTTCAGACATTGACGTGTCAGAATCTACCGTAAGAGGGTTTGACGCTATCAAGTCGTCCGCTGCTAATACTGAGAATACAATTGTCTCTATAACCGAAAGGCTTACCGACTTGAGGAGCGTCGATGTAGGGATTGATAGAATAAAAGAGCTAAAGCAAGGTTTTGAAGAGATTGCTTCAAAAAGTTCAAACGCGGGAGAAGAAGTCGAAGCACTTAAAATGCAATTGTCTGACGTTGAAATGCCGACCCAGCCGAAAGAATCAGCCGAAGAATTAACCAAAAAGCTCTCCATCGCAAACAAAAAGCTTGATGAGATGAAAGCAAAGGCGAAGCCTTCCACGACGCCACTTAAGGACGGCATGGATGACGTCGGAAAATCTGTCGAGAAAACCACCAACAAGATCAAAAATCTTGTCATTGGTGCGTTTGTATTCAATACGCTTCGCAGCGCAATAAAGCAATTTAGGGACTATGTCTTTGCTGCGGCAATGGAAAACGAAGCTTTTGCACGCTCATTCAACCAGTTCAAGGCCAATATATACGCGGCAATTCAGCCGATAATAACCGCGTTGATGCCTGCATTGACTAGGGTTGCTGATATCTTTTCCTACATATCTGATGTTATTCTACAGATTGTAGCGACAATCACCAACACAAACGTGCAGCAGTTGTATGCGCAGGCACGGGCGCGTGATAAAGAGACTCGCGATAAGCAGGCTGCCTATCAGAAAGAGCAGGAGGCATATAATCAGCGGATTGCAAAACTGGCGGATCAAAGAGCCAAAGAGGAGGAAAAAGAAGCGGCCCGTATTGCCAAAGAAATTGAGAAGCAGGAAAAGGCGCGGGCTGCCCATGCGGATAAACACGCGAAGGCGGTTGCAAAACAAGCGGCGGCTCAGCAAAAATACCTTGATAAACTAAAGAAGACGAACAAGGAGGCCCAAAAGACCGTAGCAGCCTTTGACGATCTTGTTACTCTTCAAACTGAAGCAACCGACGAACTGGACAACCTTCAGGTATTTGATGATATTCCGTTTGAGGAATTGAAGTTTGAAGAGATAACATCGAATTTACGGGACGCGGTCGTCGAAGGATTTAACCAGGGATACCAGGGTGGAATGTTTGACAAGGTATCTAATCCTCAGGAGTTATCGCAAAAGGTGAGGGATGTAGTAGGTATTGTGATGGCTATTGGTGCAATGTTGTTGCTTGTTATTGGAGCTATTCTTGCTTTTACCGGAGTTAACATCCCGTTAGGGATTGGCATGATGGTAGCCGGCGCATTGATCCTATATAAAATACTGGCGCCGTTATGGAACAGCCTAAGCGATCAAGTGAAATCAGTCATAGGAAAAGCGCTGGTGGTTGTTGGAATAATAGCTTTAGTAATTGGCTGTGTTCTCGCGTTTTCTGGTGTGAATATATTAGTCGGTATAGGATTAATCGCCGCGGGCGCTGCTATGTTATACGCAGCGATCAAAATGGAAAAAGACGCCTTGTCGAACGATATGGAATCCAAGCTTTCCGGAGTTGGGGATTATCTGATGCTTTTTGGTGCGCTTGTATTTATAATCGGATTAATACTACTCTGTTTTGGTATTACGACCCCAATCGGACTAGCATTGATGGCCGCAGGCGCAGGTGCATTTGCTGCCGGTTACTCTGTTACTCCCGGGGAGACATTCGAAGAAAAAGTTAAAGGAATGTTTGGAAGGGTGAAAGATTATGTAGGAAGAGAATGGCCGCTTTTATGGGAGAGAGCCGGTATTATATGGAAAAAATATACCGATCTATTCAAAAAGACTTGGGATGACACATGGGAAAACGCAAAAGTAGCTTGGGGAATGTATACCGATCTATTCAAAAAGACTTGGGATGATACATGGAAGAATGCAAAGGTAGCATGGAACATGTACACAGACTTATTTAAAAAGACCTGGGGAGATACCTGGGAGAATGCAAAAGTAGTTTGGAACAAGTATACTGATTTGTTCAAAAATACATGGGAAGATACTTGGGCTAGCGCAAAAATCATTTGGGATAAGTTTTTGGAGAAAATCGACTGGGAGGGATGGAAGGAAAAAACAGTACTTGCGTGGTGGGTGTTCAAAAAAGGTGCCGTTGATGTACTCAATTTTGTTATTGATGTTATCAATAGTGTCTTTGTTGTAAAAATAATAGATGGCATCAACAAGATCATCGATGGATTTAACTTGATTCCAAGCGTTGATATACCGCGCATCACATGGCAAATACCAAATATAAGAATCCCTGATCCTCCAAAAATGCCAGCCCTTGCCCGCGGCGCGGTACTTCCGGGCGGCGATCCGTTCATGGCCATAGTGAATGACCAGCCGCGCGGGCAGATGAACGTCGAAACGCCGCTGGACACGATGATCGAAGCCTTTGAGATCGCCTTCGAGCGACACCGCGAGGACTTTGGAGGCAATGCTCCAGTCATAGCCAAGATAGAAGGATCAATGGCCGGATTCTTCAGATGGCTAAACATTGAACTAAAACGAGACGATGAAATGGCATCAGCATTTTTACCAGCTTAAATGAAAGGAGGCGCGGATATGTTTACGTACGATGGACAGTCTTATGATGTAAAAGTGACTAAGGTAAAGCGGAGCTTTGCTAAGCTTTCTACTGATAAGAGCGGACGTCTGCAATCCGGAGAGATGTTTATTGACCTGATAGGTGTATTTTATAACTATAGCATCTCTGTGAATTGCGAGCTAGGGAAAGAAGCCGAATACGATAGATTCTGGGAAGACATATCTGCGCCCAAGCCATTCGTTTCGGTTTCCTTCCCCTATAACCAGACTGAATTGAATTTCGACGCGTATGTCACGACAGGGGATCAGGATTTGATACGCATACTGAAAAATCCAAAAACAGTGCTAGGGAAATTGACTAGGAATATTTGGGGACCGACTACATTGAACTTTACAGCAAAGAAACCACAAAGGAGGCCTCTGTAGTGTCAACAAAGATTGTCTATGACGGCGGAGTCTATATCTTTGATGAAAACACCATTACATCCTGCGATATTCTGGACAGCATTGATTTAGTCGGTGGCGATATGCCGATTGGTGTATTGAATTTTAGCCTGTTGACTGAGGATACATTATATTTCCAAAAAGGAAAAAAAGTAAGGGTATTCCTAAATGATATTCCAATCGATACATTCTATATGGACGAAGCGGAAAACGTGTCGTTGTATCGTTGGAATGTACGATGCGTTAATATCGTAGATAAACTACAAAACACTATGTTTGATGGAGATGTATACAAGGGTGAGTACAAAGCGCCAGATTTTGATGAGCTTTCATATATCACAGCCGGTGAGTTATTGCAAGAAATAGAGGATATTTCCGGAGTGACGATACATTGTGATCCAGCCTTAAAGGATAAAGATATCATCGGATGGATTCCATACTGTACATGCAGGCAGGCAATCATACAAATTGCATTTTCTATCTGCGGAGTAATAAAAGTATTGAACAGTGAGATATTTATTTCTCTATTGAGTACAAATGTACCTTCTTATTTTGATGTAAATAGATGCATGCAAGGAGTAGCAGTAAAAAAATTGCCCGTTGTAAGTCAGGTTGACTTGACAAGCAGGACATATATACCTCAGACGAATAGCATTGATCCAAAAAGAATATCTATTGATCCAAATCAAGTGCAGAACATTGTAACTGTGGAGGAGCTTCCAGGTTGGGACACCGTAGATGTATTACGTCCAATCTCAATCATTCTCGAATAAGGAGGATAAGTTTGTGCCACCAATTATTGGAAACATACAATTCGAAAGGATCCCGGGAAGCATTGAATCTTCAGATGGACCATTCAGTTCATACTTTCAGCCTGGAGATAAGGTTGGATTTATATTTGATAATATTTCTCCAAGCGCTTCAAATGGTGCACTGAAACGGTTGGCTCTATTGCCCACATCTAGTCTTGGCAATCCGTTGTCGTATTTAAATTCAGGACACCCTCTTTTTCAATCAGACATGCAGATTCCGACAAATACCGCCATTGTTAATTATACTAATTCCAATTTTTCAAGCAAAGGTCAGAATGCTGGCTATGCTAATTTCGGAGATAGTGTAGCTGGAACATGGCGTCCTACATCCATATCAACCGTAGTTCCTGATGTAGTCTATCCGTTGACTACTGGAACAACTAATTTCAATTTCTGTGTATTTGAATTTGTAGATACTGTTGGCTGGGGATATGCAATAACAACCATAACATTCTCCATTCCAACAATTGACTCCGTATTTGTTGTTCGATGTGATGTTGATGGCACTGAAAATTCCGATGGAAAATATCTAAAGGTGAAAGCGGATTGGCCTGACACTACCCTTGCGGCAAGTTATCAGTGGGGAGAATATGGTAGTGATTTATCAAACCCAATATCAATAATAGCACAAGATACATTTATGCAACCTGTTGGTGGGGGTATATCAAAATATAAATCGTATGTTGTGAAAGTTACCGTTATAGATATTGCGAATGGAACAGCGGTTACTAAAAATGCGATCACTGTTGGACAGACTGAAGTTGTCAGAACATACCACGCGCATCCTTACACGGGTCTTGGGTTTCTTTTCTTGTACTTCACCATGATTCATTTCGGAGGTCAGTTTCCTTCTGAGTTTCGATGGTATGATATTGCACCGCCTCCCAGCTATACACTCTCAGCTTATCCAGTTGGTGCTTTTCGGCTATATAGCGATAATGCTAACTATGTTGAGTATAGCTACGGAGGAAGGCTGAGTGATCTTTTTGATGAGATACCAGATTCATACTTTAGCAGCCCACAGCAAAGGGCTGATATCAAAATAAGAACGCTTCAACGATGGCCCACCGATGAAGTTCCTCTATTTAGAGTTCCTTATAGAATTGCTCTACGTGTATCCTCAAAAGAAAATACAACAGCTGAAGGAATAAACAAAGCAACGTATGATAGGTACACCCTGGTTTCAAGGGAAAACGAGCAAGAAATCCTTGATAATATTTTTAATTATGAAATGCTGGGTGAAATAGTCTCCGCCACCGTATTGCTTGACAATGAACAGATGGGCGATATCGCGAGCATAGATACGGACTTTGGCTTGAAAACAGGATACATCTCCAAGATGGACACAAATTTGCACAATAGAAAAATAGCAAAAATTGAAATTAGGTGCTAATATGCGTACAATCTTACTGAAAATGAAGCAGGATGGACTAGAGCGAGAAGCCGGGCCACGCGGAGAGGACCGAATGGTCCTCCTGGTCATCCCCCTGCCCGCCGGTACAGCTGCGAAAATCCGAAGCTGCGTCGTGTTGTTGTCGCCGGACGACAAGCCTGCGCAGGTATCG